CCCTTATGCAACCTACCAATTAAACTACCCTACAGTCTAAAATACTAAGAACAAATATCCCATTAATTAGCTGATTAATAAAGAGGTGAAAACATAAAAACACTTGTATTAATTAACTATTAACTGATAGAAGGAAGTAAATCATTTACTAAAGGATAGAGAAATTGTTAAGCAGATTGGAACTAGTCCGTTTTGTAGAAGCTATAGTAAGAGTGCAGATTTGCAGCGGCAGCTTCGTCCGCGTAAATTTGGTTGCCATTGGAGTAAGGGTTGATCCTGTACCCAGCAGCGCGCAAGGCCTGCATGCGATAGAGGTCACCATACACTCGCAAATCGGCATTGGTTTCGAATTTTTGCTTTTCAAATGCTAGCCTGGCATAATTGTAATCCCTCTCTGTGTCGAGAGTGCGATTCTTGAGAGCCAGATTCTTGCTAGCTAAATCAATCCTCTTGCCTTCATAGGCAGCATCTGTGATTGATTTGAATAAATCCAATCCAAAATTTGCATAATTCATAATTTTGTCTTACTGTTCTTAACCTTGAACGCCAGCTTGACCTTAGCTAGCTGCACTCCCATGAAGGTTGCAGTGATAGGAAAGTTGAATTCAGGAAGAGTGGAAACGCCGACATAACTGAACCCGTCGCGGTCGATACCGAGATCGAACCAATCAGAGCTAGAGTCGGTGATCCTGTAGACAGCAAATGAATCAGGAGGAAGAGAATAGTGGTTCTCCGCCAGTTTCTGTGATGTCATCAGAATCTGGCTGTTCCAGCAGTCTGTGTGCTGCCGGTCGAAGTACCCAATTTGAATTTTGTTCCTGTAGAAGATTGGAAAATTGCCGCCATTAGCGAACGCTTCTGGCAGTGTTGCAATCCTCACAACCTTTGAGGACTCACTCCCAACTGGGTTATCATCGACAAGCACGTAGCCAAGCTGAGACATGGTTGAATGGGCAGTTTTGGTTTTGGACATTGTTGCCCGATTATCAGCATTGTAGAGGAAAAGTGAGTTGGAACTAATCTTGTTATTTGAATCAAGACTATCTTTGTTAGCCTTTGCATTTGTTGCAAACAACGTTACCGAAGTTTGCTGCAGTTCAGCATCATTTCCTCCATTATCTGTTGTTTTGGTTTTTGTTGTGAGATTGCCCATTATGTAGAAGCCTTTGAAATGGGTTTCATTGGACTTAAGAATGTGCCCTTTTCCCTCAGGTCCTGGTTGAACCGTGTACGAGTACTTGCCATTGGTCATGGTTGCTCGTTCAGGGATGGTTGTATCGGGCCATCCATCTGGTATCCCCGGCACCAGTTGTTTTTCGGCGTCAATCACACGGAGGTATTGCTTATTCTCAGAGGCATCAACCGTTACCTCAATGGGGATGAAGTAAGGGGTTGACCAGCCAGTTGTGGTTGAGTCGAAGTCAAAGTGCCTGTTGGATTGGAACACCCTGGGTTGGACGACAAAACCGTCGATGGTTGTCCACCAACGATTTCCCATCCAATGCCTTGAGCTGGTTGGGATCAGGTCAGATGGCATGGAACCATGTTTCAAGAGAGAACCAGGAGGTTTGAGTAAAGAGAAGGTGAAGTCCACAGACGGTCTGGTTTCAACTGTGATTGAGCAGCTTGATTTGATGTCAGTTTGCTCATAAGGATTTATGAGCTCATTGTACACCATGATGACAAGTCTTGTTGTGTCAGTATCATCCATTGTGTGGTAGAGGGTTCTCCTTATGTCTGGGATTGTGAAGATCACAGGTTCGGTTTGGCGAGCATCAAATAGCACGTGTGGGTATTGTAGCATGGAGGGAGACTCCACGGGTTCAACCCCAGGCGGCACTACCAACGCAGCCAGCTTCCCACCGAACACCCCAGATCCTGACACAGTGAACCTGACATCTATTCCGCCAGACCAGGTGGAGTAGAGAGAAGAGATATGTCTAAGATAAGGATTCAGTTCAGGACTAAGAGCTTGAGAGAAGAGAATTTTCCCTTGAGCCTCAGTTGTTGACCAGTTCACAGCAGTGTGGTATGAGAAGAATGTTGTCCACTCACAATCAACTGTTTTACCAGTTGACGCTGCTGCAAGGGTTGTCAGAGCTGACTGTGCTGGTGCAGGTTGTTGTTGCACTACTGTACCTTGCTCCTCCGTGATGACATCGGGGTTACTGGGACCATCCGATTCAGCCCTGAACACAAAGTTTGCACCTGTGTCCACTTTGGACTGAAGGTCTGGATCCCAAGTAGATCCGAGTTTTGCGAGGATCCCGCTCACCACTTCACCGGGTTTTGTGGCGTAGTAGTGGTGGGTTCCTTCGATGACGAACGGAGGTAAGATGGGCTCGCAAGGAGTTCCATCTGGCCAGGTTCCATTTGTTGCACAGTGCTCATCATGGATGAGGTCTGGAGGGTCAATGTAACTGTACTCAGTTCCAATAGAAGCATAGACATCAGCAAAGCAACAATTAAAAGGATCATCACACCAATCATCATCTAATTCATCCGGGAGAAAAAGATCATAAGGATTGATGACCAGATTGAGGGTACCGCACCTCTCTCCGTAGAAATCGGTTAGGTCCTTTTTGTGTAAGAGAAATTCGAGGTCGTCAAACGACAGAAGCGTATGAGTAGTAGCCATAGTGGCTAATTCTCAAACACCTCACCACTGAGCCCAATTCCACCACTCACGAAAGCGATCTGGCTTGGTTGGCCCTCAGTACCATTGAAGTACCCGTTGTAAGCTGCAACAGCTTGATGGAATTCCGGGACCTCAATGTGTAGACCTTCAAGTTCAATTGCCCGCTCAATGAGTGGGACAATCTTGTTGGTGTAGAATTCCTCTCCGTGTTGACTGGCATATAGACATGCATTGTAGAGTTGTTGACCTCTTGATGAAGTGTCAATTTTCTTGGGTGGTTCTGTCCAATTTTCAGTGTTCTCTGCTTTGATGTAGTAGAATTGCCGAATAATGGATGACCTGTCAAGCAATGCACGTATGCCATTCTCAGTGCGAACAATCGTCCGCTTGAGAAACTCAACTGGTTCATCTTTGGGGATTGGCGTTATCTCAGCGTCCGTTTTGTCGGTCCGGGTCGGTTTCAGGCCAAACTGTTTCAGGTTCGCGAAGACTTTTGGCATGACGGATGAAATGAGTGGTGGAACGATGTAAACACCGTCGTCACCGTAAGTGAATAGGTCCATCGAGTCGAAGATGTTCCAAGTCACTTGCACGCCAGAGTCCTCGAGAGCCTTGACAACAGCCGAGCCAACCATGAGACAATGATTCAGTGAGTTGATGATGGATGTGAGTGGCATGCCTGATGGTAAACCACCAGCCACCTTGAATGCAACACCGTTGAAAATGCCAATTGGGTTTGATTTTAGTGTTGCACAAGCCGAATCAACAATTGGAGATTTGTCAGTGAAATGCCTGAGAATATCAATTGATTGGGATGTTACTTTTGGTGGTTGGGTAGAGTCCCATTTTGAGTAGTCAACACAATATCGATCGTGCTTTGGTCGGTCAAGTCTTTTGAAGAGGTCTTCGACAGCAGGTCCATCCATGTTGATGCCAACTTGAATGAAGCCGAGAGCGTGGTTTGCCATGATTGATTCGGAAACACGTTTGAAAGCGGCAGCACAAACTGTGCTAACGCCAACGTCGCATCCCCAAATGAGCCTACGCTTCCCGGCTGCAACCTTGTCTTTTGGTCGAAGTTCATCTTTGAGACCGAAGGCATACTCGTGTGGAAGAGCAAGCCCGAGCTTTGCACGATTCCACTTTGAACTAAGGAGATCAAGAAGGTTCTTGTCTAAGACACCATCTTTGACGTGATCTTTCTTGCGGCCGCCGATGTACGGGCCACATGAGGTGTCGTGGTTGAGCATGTAGAATGCAGAGACCATGTCTTCCTCAGTTTTGTGTGACTTTGGGACGTATCCTTCCATATGTGATGTTAACATCTTTGTAACCCGATTGAGTGTTGCAGTGTCAGGTCCTGGAGCGGCCTCAGTGTAGGGTTGGAGATTGTTGACCATTATCCCAGTGAGGGATATGGGGCACCTTGGGTCACCTGCGCCGAGTGAAGCAGGTTGATGTGTGCACTCCTCGTAGTCATCAGTGTGCGCTGGTGACACGTGGAGCCTGGTGCCTTTCATGATTGTTCTTGGCTCCCCAGTTTCCTTGGCGAGCAGTCCTTTGTAGGAGATGGTTGGTTTGTTGTCTTTGAAGAACTCCTTGGTGCACGTGTCGCGAATTCTCATGTCCACCTTGACGTAGGGGACGATGAGTTTTCGCGATGGGCACTTGTCACCACCAGAACCAGCATGAAGCCCGACAACCACGCCATGATCATCGACGTAGGGGAGACCGCAATCTCCCTGTCTCGTCAGTGAGCATGACGAGCCGCAAGCTCCATAAATGTTTCCAGAGGTCGTGTTGTAGTTCTTGAACTGCCAATCAGTGGAGACTGGGTTACCCCAGGGATCCTTGATGGGTTTGGATGTTCCTACTGGGACTGCTGTGGGCAGGACGTTGTTCAATCTGAATGTTGCCAATTCACCATTGAGTGTGAGACTTTTGGGTTCCTCTGATAGGATTCTGGCATTTCCAGTCAAAACATGTTTCAGTGAAATGTAAACTCCGTGGCCAATGTGGACGGCATAGCCTTTGTGCATACCGTCAACATCATCCACGCTGACGATGGCGTTTTTGTGGGTGACGCCATCGATGACTCCTTCAGAGTACCAGTCGTCTGGTTCATCGTAGAAGTCATTTCCGCGAGGGCGCAAGGGTCCCTTGCGGATGAGTTCACGTTTCACGCCACCGCGGCCAATTATGGTGACATCTTCCAAATCGTGGTAATTTCGTTGTCTTTCAGAGTACCAACACTGAAATTTGACGGCATCGGTATCATCAGCACCCATCGCAGCACGGTGTCTGAGCTGGAGGAAGTCCTCGACCGTAAGATCGAGCTTCTTTTCAGCCTTGTACTGCCTCCACTCATCGTACTCATCATCAGTCAGAGCAACTCCAGTGTTCTTCCGTGGGCCTTTGTTTTTGTTCTTGCCCTTAGCTTCAGCCCTTGGTCTGAATCTTTTCAGGTAGAATGTCAATGCTGTCAAGACGACAGTTGCACCTTTGATTTGTGACCAGATGTGTGAGATTAGGGTCATGAATTCTCTGAGAATTTCACTCCAGGGTACATTCCGGGCACCAAGGCCGGCAAATCTGACTCCTCCTTGAGGCCCACCAGCCTCAGTGAGTCCACCAGCGCGGATGAGGCGCTGGCCTGTGGCCCACATACGTGCGCCATAGCAGGACTCGAGGATGATGGTTCCTCCAGGAGATATGAACTGGGTTACCACGTGCTCTTCGGAAAAGTGTGTTGAATCCATCCAATTCCGTAGCGCACAAGCTGCTGTGTCTGGGTAACACATGATTTCAAAAGCAGCTTTTATGAGTTGCCGCTGGCCAGTCCATTTCAGGTGTCTCCGAAGAGCCCAGGCCATATCGTACACGGTGTGAACGGTCACCACGTGTTGATTGGCGGGTAGTTCAGTCAAGTTCACCTGATCATTGATCACTTTCCCCTTGATGTAGTAGAACATCGTCGTCACGTCTTTATCAGACATAACGACACCGAGAGATCTCCTGAAGGAGTCTCCCTCAAGATGGGGAACTGATTCAAGTTTAGATCTGTTGACCGTGAATGCCTTTCCTCTGAAGTTATCTTCCCTAGAGACCACGTGAACATGGGCCCCACACCCACTGTTCTCGTGTGCAGTTCGAGCCATGCCCTTGTACAGATTGAAATTTGCACCATACCTAGCCTTGACGGCTGCAAGTAGGTTGTAGACCGTGTCAATCTCGTTGTTTTGGCAAACGAATCCAAAAACTGGGACATCACCAGCTTGTGTGACGAATTCGCTGGTGTTGGTTGTGTGCTGAACAACCATCTTTTGGGCTAATTGTTCCAGTGTGATTTGTTGGGGCTGAGGGGCTTTTCTGGACTGGTGATTCCTCCCCGAAGGGTCCAAAACATACTCTTTGCAGTAAGCTTCGGTCCCCCTGAGAGAAAGGGTAAGGTGGGAGAAGTCCTTATTGAAGCACCATTTTGGGACGGCTTTTCCGGGATGGTCGGCCTTCCACTTTTCCACAGCATTGTTGGTGACATCCACAATCATGACACGTCGGTAGAACGCACCGGCGCGCCTGGAAGTTGGTTTGACTGGTGTTTCAGAGTTGGATGTCATGATGACATACTTTGAGGTGAATGTCTTTCCCTTGTTCTCAATCAGATCACAGTTTAGGACCATGGGGTTGGTGTTAACCATGTTGACCACAAAATTTGGATAATCAACCTTGTCGGGCGAGTCAAACTCGGCGATGATGCACACTTCATTCCCTGTGTACGTGTCGTGGTGGTCGACATCAAGGGATATGATTGATGGTTTCTGTTGTGACAACCGTTTTGCAAGGGCGAAGGCGGCAGTTGTCTTACCGCACCCTGGGGGTCCGGTTAGGATGATTGCCACGGGTGCTGTCCTCTTCGTGGCGATGGCCTTGCGCCGTGTGCAGCAGGATATCACATTGTCAAGTGCGGACATCAAGTTTCTCAAGATTGGGTTGTATGGTTGCATAAGCGGGTTGAGGGTGTGAGATTTCACCTCATCCCGAAGGGTTTCTGCCAATCTCTGCAGGTTGATGACTGCATCAATGTCAGCTGTGATTGTTGGGTTGTTCAGCTCAGTGATTGCAATTGTTCTTGATGACAAGTCATTGACTAACCTCTCGTTCGACCATGTTGAGAACATGGCAGCGAGGCTTTGTATGGCCTTGATTCCGGCCACAATGCCAGTCGCGTTTGAGAGGATGTTCTTAATCACTTTCATTTTGCCGTTGTGCGGTATTGCTCCTGTAATCAGGAAGCAGAGTATCGCAGCAATGGCGTACCAGAATGGGTTGGTGAAATCAAGTGATTCTGAGGTGAATGTTGCAAGCACCAGTGATTTGAACATGCTGTACATTTTTGATGTTGTCTTCATGAGTAGGTCGAACAGATTTCCAACTACGGTTGGGACGAGATCAATTGCGACCTCAACCATTCCGTAGAGTTCTGCAAGACTTGTGAGGGTAACAAGCCAGCCCTCCCTGGTGTTCTCATGGTTATCAATTATCATTTTGAGTGTTAGAGGTTTCAATTTGACAACTAGTTTTGGGATATAGGATACCAAATCGGGGTTGTCTACAGTCATCATCCTCAGGTGGTCGATGAATGTTGCCGCACCCATTTTCAAAACCAAATTCACATCAAATGAGTTGATATTTTTGAGTGCCTGTTGGGCGTAAGCGTAGATTTCCTCCCCGTACTCCTTTGCGAGTACCGCCTTTTCGAGGACAACTTTCCAAGCTGCACAGCGTTGGAATCGGTCCTTTGAAGTTGTGAGGATCTTGTTGATTTCGTCCAATGGCATGTTGAAAATCTTTTCGCGCCAGGTTCTGCGGGCTTCCAGTCTTTGTTGGTAAAAAGGCAAGGTCTGCCTTCTTGCAGGTGGTAGAGCAGCCTCAGCCATTTCGAGCAAGCCTTGGAGTTGGTCCTTGGAGTAGTCAACATTAGCCGGGTGTGATCCAGTCTCGAAAGCCTTTCGCAAGTGAGCCGCCAGGTTGGTGAGCTCATCTGCTGACATTTCCTCGTCGGTGTTGGAAAGCAGAGACAGAAAAGCCGGGGTCGTTTCAATTTGATCCCAAGAAGGAACGGTTCCGTCAGTCGAGCCATCATCGTTGATTACCTTAGATGTGCAGTTCGGACATGTGTCGTACAGTGCGCAACTGGGGCAAGCTTCAGCGATGAATTCGGGTTCGTTGCCGTTGGGTCCGTCCGTTTGGGGAAGGGAGAAGCTGACAGTCTTGGATTCGTGTGCAGGTTTGAGATTGCAGGTCTTGCAACTCCTAACTACACCTCCGTCCTTAACTTCACAGCAGGGGGTTTCGGGTCCACTCCTAACCACATCTGTTGATGTGGGTTTGAGATGGGGAGGATTGTTGCCACTCCTAACTACAGCAGATGCTGCAGGTTTGAGATGGCGAGGGTAGGGGGTAGGTGTCCTGACGCGCTTCGCTTGTGGCGAAGCACGGACAGGTTCCCGACCACGACGTGAGTCGTAGTCGAGAAGCCCACACCGTACCATCCACGTTGGGATGGGTTGGTGCGGTTTAAACCTCTTAGGCCAATGGCCTGAAGAGGAGTTTTCCTTGTTAGAGATTTTTGAGAGCGTTTGAGCCATAGC